AACTAATCAAGTATCTAGCCAAGCATAAGCATACGTCACCATTTAACCACACCTTTATGACGGTACACGTTAAGGCACCTATTTTTGTAGCACGACAACTACAGAAGCATGAATACATGCCTTGGAATGAAATAAGCCGCCGCTACAGCACTGAAAAAATTTTTTTCTATGAGCCTGACCATTGGAGAGACAAGAGTAAGGATAAGAAGCAGGGGAGCGGTGGAAAAAGTCAGTCCCAGTACTTTCCTAATATATATGTAAAGGAGGTGTCAGAGAAGGCACTAGGTGACTATAAAAAAATGCTAACCCAAGGTATAGCACCAGAACAAGCACGTATGATACTACCTCAAAACACTATGACAGAGTGGTATTGGTCAGGTACATTGGGGGCTTGGGCAAAGATGTGCAATCTAAGGTGTAAAGAAGACACCCAACTAGAGACCCGTAGAGTGGGAAATGAAGTATCAAATATTATGTTGCGTTACTTTCCTGTAAGCTGGGAGGCTTTAAAACATGACTACTAAGTTTATTGAAGATTTATATAGGTTAGAAAAGCTAGACCTACACTTTTCTGACGCCTTTGCCACTAGGATAATGTTAATAGTGCAAAATAAAGTTAGAGAGGTAAATGCAAACGAAGACTTTAAAAACTGGTCTTTTGACTATGTTGTGGGACTTAACAACAACCATAAACCATTCGTAAGGTTAACAGATGAACACTGAGGAAATGATGAAGATGTGTCGTACACTGTCACACAAATACAACTCACCTAGTCACCTCGATGATCTGGTCTCCGAGGGAATTTTGGAGTGCTTAGAGCAAGTGGATCAGGGTAACACTCATGAGGCTAATCTAAGGCGTATGGCTAACAGGGCTATGCACGATTACATTAACTTAAAGACCTTGCCTGTCAAAGTACCCCTGCATGAGACTTCTAGGTCATTAGCAAGGGATACAAAGTACAACACAACCATGAGCCAGGAGGGTGTGGCAAAATTGCAACAGGCTATTAAGTCCACCAGTACACCGATAGAAAGTGTTAATATAATTGATGAAGAGTCAGACCCTGCTGTCATATATGAGAAGAAACAAGACTTGATAAGCGTGATTAGGGCTGCTAAGAATGTGCTTTCTGAGGACGAGTGGGACTTATTGTCTAGTAGATACCTTAAAGAGAAAACAATATCGGATTTAGCAACTATATGGGGTACTAACGACACAGACATAAGGCGTAGGCTAGAAAGGTGTATCATAAAAGTCACAGACAGCCTTAATATAAGTAGGTAGTTGGCGGTGGTCGCAGAAAATGTTGCTATAGGTAAGTACAGATGTCTTCTAAAGACTATTAATAATAAGAAGGAGAAACAATATGAATTTTGAAGAAGCTATTGATCTAAGTGGAAGTCAACCTGTCGTTATAGAAAACGATAGGATTAACTCAACAGACTACGAAAAGTGGTTAGAAGAGGGAGAAGAGCTAAAGAAGCGTGACAGTCAAAGCGCATGGGAATGGGGCGAGTGGTGGAACAGTGGAGCGGCTTATGGTGAAAGAGCAAAGAAAGTAAGGTCTGACGAATGGGAAGGACCAAGTTACTCGACGATCACTAACCGTGCTAGTGTATGTTCAGAAATTAAAGTTTCCCGCCGGAGGGAAACATTAAGTTTTAGACACCACGCTGAGGTTTGCGTTTTGCCTGTCGATGATCAGGATAAACTTTTAGATGAGTGTGAACGTGAAGGGTACAATGTCTTAGTCCTTATACAGAGGGTAAAAGAAGTTAGGTCTTACTTGTCACAGGGGTGGACTGACAGTCAGATTAAACGCCGTAAAACTCTTGAGAAAGGTGGTGTTGCACTAGCCAGCATGAGTAAAGGTGACGATGGTTTACCTGTTGACAACGCTTTGTTGTGCTGGGCAGAAGCTGAGGGTCTTGACGAAAAGATCACTCGTAGCACTGATTGGGGCAACCCCTTTGTCATTGGTGAGGATGGTGATCGTGAGACTGTCATCAGTAAGTATAGCAAGTACCTTGAGATGAAGGATGGCTTATTGCACCGTCTTAAGTCTGGTGAGTTGTCAGGTAAGCTGCTTGTATGCTGGTGTTGTCCTGATGGCTGTCATGGTGACATCTTGATGAAGAAAACGAAAGAGGCAAACAAATGATCTTAGAAGACTTTGTAATGTTAGGAAAGACAACCCCTGAGACTGATCGTCAGGGCCGTGTAACCGTATGTAGTGCTGGCTGGTCCCCAGAGTTAAAGCAACTTGTTAGGGTGTACCCACTGTCTACAAAGAAGGCACCACCAGACTTCTCCGTCTCACAAGTCAGGCTAGAGCGTAACAGCAGGGACACTAGACCAGAGAGTTGGAAGATACAGGGAGACCGTGATATAAGCGTACATGAAAACATAAACAGTAGGTTTGATGTAAAAAGTATAATAAATGATTGGTCTAGCTTACTTAATACTATACCTCAAGTTGGTAGCATGGCAGAGGCTAACAGCAGGAAGTTGTCTTTAGCTATAGTTAAGCCTGACACCGCACCAAAGTACTATTTTGATGAAAACAAGTCATGGAAGGATAACAGAGATAAGGTATGTTCTAAGTCGTACAAGTGGACACCAAGAGTTAGTTTTACTTTGTCGGGAAAGACACACAAACTTAAGTATCTTAACCAAGAGGCATACGAATTTATGACGCCCAAGTCGAGGGGCTTCTTTAGGCACGTAGCAAGTAAGTTTAAGTCTAACCCTAAGTTGCTGGTTGGAAACATGTTTGCTTATAGGAATAATTGGCTTGTAATATCTGCTTTCTGTTAGGGGAAAAAATGAACCAAGAAGTACCACACCAGCCCTGCCCATATGTGTCGTGTGGCTCCTCTGATGCCTTTAGCTTTAATAAGGCTAAGGGTTGCGGGAAGTGCCACGCTTGTGATCAGTCTTATCCCTCAAGGGGTGAGACATACGATTGGGCTAAAGATAAATATCCAACATTAGAAAGGGGAGAAGTAATGACTTTCACACCAAAGAGGATAGAGACCGCTGGTGATGGTCGTTATACACCCCTCCGAGGGATTAATGCTAGGACTATGGAGGACTTTGGTGTTAAGACATATGATGGTCGCCAAGAGTACGTATACCCCAGCGGTGGAATTAAGGTTCGTACCCTACACGAGAAAGGTTTTTATACTAAGGACGGGTTCAAGGGGGATGAACTATTTGGCATGAATATGTTCACTGCTGGTTGTTCTAAGACTGTAACCATTACTGAGGGGGAACTAGACGCCTTATCAGTAGCACAGATGATGAAGAGTCAATACATTAATCCTGTGGTATCATTACCATCTGGTAGCCCCTCTAAGAAGCTGTGGGAGAACTGCAAGGAGTGGTTAGATAGTTTCCAAAAGATTGTGTTGTCAGTAGATAATGATGATACTGGTAATGCTTTAGCTGATCGTGTGGCTAAGTTGTTTCCTAACAAGGTGTACCGAGTACCACACGACAAGTATAAGGATGCTAATGAGTTCCTACAGGATAATGCACATGCGGAGTTCAAGAGTGCATGGTGGAACTCTGCTAAGTATACCCCTGAGAATATCTTAAACACTGCTGACCAGTTCCTATCACTATACAACGACACACCAGATCATGTATATGTTCCTACGGGTATTACTGACTTAGACGATAAGATTATGGGACTTATGCAGGGTCACTTCACAGTGATTAAGGCACCTACTGGTATAGGTAAGACTGAAGTTATGCGTTTCTTGGAATACAACATGCTACAGCGTAAGGTTCCTATTGCTGCATGGCACTTAGAGGAGACTAAGCTAAGGTCACTACTTGGTCTTGTGTCGTATGAGTTACAGGATAACCTAACTAGGCGGGACTTGATTGATGACAAGGGGAGACATGAGGATGTCATAGGCGCAATCAAGGAGATAGCCAAAGACGAGAACTTCTATCAGTTCTACTTAGGTGATGGTCAAGGTACTGATGAACTATGTGATCAGATACGTTTCTTTAGTCAGGCATGTGGATGTAAGTATGTGTTCTTTGAACCTATCCAAGACGTTGTGTCTGGACGATCAGAGGCTTCTAAAGAGGAATTACTAGCTGACCTATCCGTAAGGCTCTCTAAGCTATCAGCGGAGCTAAATGTAGGCATTGTGACTATCGCTCACACTAATGAAGATGGAGACCCTAAGTACTGTAAGATGATAGGACAACGTGCCAGTGTTATCATTGATCTGTCTAGGGATAAAGAATCGGAAGACCTTGACGAGAGAAACACAACATACATCACGGTACAAAAAAACCGCCCTTGCAGTGAAGAAGGACGGGCTGGCAGAATGAAGTTTAACAGTGATACGTTCACACTAATGGAGGTGTACTAATGATAACAGATATTTATTTTAAAGAGCGTCTATACCACGCCGCTCAACAAACGCACGTTGACCCTCACTTTAGAAACTATTCTGTTGATGAACTGTTAGGAATAGTTTATTCAGACAATCGTGATTATTTATGTATGGAGATAATGCCATTGTTAATAGCTAATAATGCAGGTATATCCACTTATGAGATGGTTGTTCTTTGTAAGACTACAGATAAGTTTTATAAATTTACTTGGGATATGAATACCAATGATTTCGACCCCCCATTAGAAGATAATGAGATCGCTTGTTGGCAAGTAACACCATTATCAAAATATGTGACAACATGGGAAAAGGTAGTATGATTGAAGCAGAGACAGTATTCGACATAGAGACAGATGGACTGTTAGATAAGCTGACTAAGATACATGTGTTGTCGTATCAAACAGCAGCTATGGATGAGCCAAGGTCTATCTTTGACTACGATGAAATGCGTGACTTCTTTTTGGAGTACAGTCTGGATCATACACTAGCCTTAGCTGGGCATAACATTGTACGCTTTGATATACCAGCAGTGGAAAAGGTGCTAGGTATAAAGGTCAATGCCAAGCTAGTAGATACGTTAGGACTTAGTTGGTATTTGCACCACCACAGAGCAAAGCATGGTCTAGCATTGTATGGAGAAGAGTATGGTGTACCTAAGCCCAAGGTAGATGATTGGGAAGGGTTATCCAAAGAAGAGTATGCCCATCGCTGTGAAGAAGATGTTAAGATTAATGTGCGCCTGTGGCGTGACCTAAAGCGGAAATTGGAGAAACTATATGAACAGTGAAGCGTGGAGACTTATCGACTACATTACATTCAAGTTAGACTGCGCTAGGGAGCAGGAGGCCCTACAATGGAAATTAGATGTAGCTAAAGCCAGTATGCACCTTGCTGAGTGGCAGGGTATGAAGGAAGATAAGGTTGAACAACTAGCTAATGCTATGCCCCGTCGTGTACTTACTAAGGTGCAGAACAGGCCCAAGGTGATGTATCGTAAGGATGGTAGCCTAAGCAGTCACGGGGAGAACTTTGAGGCTCTGAGAAAGCAGTACAAGCAGCCTGAGACGGTACAGGGTTTTGTTGTACAGACAGGGGAAGAGAGAGGTAATCCCAACTCGGTGTCGCAGATCAAAGATTGGTTGTTCAGTATCGGATGGCAACCTAGAACATTTAAGTTTGTAAGAGAGGCTAATGGTGATGAACGACAGATCGAACAAGTCAGGAAAGATGGGGAACTATGCCCGTCAGTTAAGAAGCTGGCTGTTAACGATCCTGCTGTTTCTATTCTGGATGGTCTTTCTGTTCTTACTCACAGAATCGGGATACTCAAGGCGTTCCTAGAGTGTGAGGTGGATGGATACCTAGAAGCTGGTGTGGCTGGCATGACTAATACTATGAGGTTTAAACACGCTAAACCTTTGGTTAACCTCCCCTCAGTGGAAAAGCCCTATGGTGCTGAGATACGAGGGTGCCTGATTGCCCCAGAAGGTTACGTGTTGTGTGGTGCGGATATGACTAGCTTAGAGGATACAACTAAGCGACACTACATGCAGCCACTAGACCCTGAGTATGTAGCAGAAATGTCAAAACCNGGATTTGACCCACANCTTGACNTAGCTAAACATGCTGGTGTCATCAGCCAAGAGGACATAGANAAGCACAACACAGGAGAACNCAGTTTAAAGGCATTGCGTAAGAACTACAAGGTAGTCAACTACAGTGCCACNTATGGTGTNAAAGAGGCTACTCTNTCTCGTACTACAGGTATGAAGAAGTCAGAGGCTAAGAAACTACTNGCTGCCTTCTGGGATCGTAACTGGTCCGTAGAGGCCGTGGCAAAGGGTGTACGTGTACGAGAACCACAGGGGCTAGGGGGTATGTGGCTAAAGAACCCTGTCAGTGGTTTCTGGTACAGCCTACGCAGTGAGAAAGACCGATTCAGTACACTTAATCAAGGTACAGGTGTCTATTGCTTTGACACTTGGGTTAAGCATTGTCGTAAGGATGGTGTCAAAACGATAGGACAGTTCCACGATGAAATTATCACTTTGGTAAAAGAGGGAAAGGAGACACAAGAGAAGATTAGTATGGAAGATAGTATAGAGCGATTGAACGATGAGTTGCAACTAAATGTACCTCTGGGGATTGATGCACAGTTCGGTAACAGTTATGCTAACATCCACTAAATTTATTTTGCGGAAAGTGTTTTTTCTGTGTAAAAATGTTGCTATATATAAGTACCCGCATAAGGAAAGGAACCCGACATGGGAAAGAAAGTTTACGTTGAGTGTCCAGTTAATTGGGCTAAGTTGCGTGAAGAAGACCGAGACATGGGTAAGAACATGCAGGAAGGTTCTGATGCACGAATCAAAATTGATGAGGTACAGGGACGCTACACTGTACAACTAATTCTTGATAACGACACTAAGAAAAAAATGGTCTCTGATGGTGTACCAAACAAAGGTATGCAAGCACAGCTATTCAAAGAAGATCAACATGGTGTTGAATACTTCTCAGCACGACGAGGCCACTTTAACCCTAGATTCAAAGATCAGAACACAGGGGAAATGGGCGTAGTAATGGGACCACCTCGTGTCCTTAAAGAAGACGCTGACGGTGTTCTAGTTGATTGGGACTTTGAGACAGATGGTCTTATTGGTAACGGTAGTAAGGTTGTAGCAAAGCTAGATGTATGGGACGGGAAGCTGACCACCTTAGAAGCAGTTAAGGTCGTAGAACACGTACCATACGAAGTAGACGGGAGTGCTTTCTAATGACTAAAGCCACCATCATCTTTGAAACCTCGGAAGAGGTAGATGGGTACGAAAGTAAGACTACTATTGAGCGTCATAATGTAGATACTCTTGAAAATCTTGCATACTTCTACAGTGAGGCTACAGTGGCAGGGGGCTGGACTTACGTTAAGGCAGTGGCCCTAGAAAAAGAGGATGAGTCTATTGTCTGGTCCGACATTTGAGCCAAAGCATGTCTTAGTTGATGGTGACATTGTTGCGTACAGGGCTGGATTTGCCTCAGAGGGTAAGACCAGTGCAGATGCAAAGGACAAGGTAGACGAGGTTATGAACTTTATAGCTTCCAATACTATGTCCTTCCCTGTGCCTGACAGGTTTCATACGTTCTTAACTGGAACTGATAACTTTAGGTTTGAAATAGCTAAGTCGTATCCCTACAAAGGGAATAGGAGTAAGTCAGAAAAGCCTGAGCATCTACAACATTCGAGGGATTACCTAGTGTCCAAGTACAAAGCAACTATAAGCTACGGAGAGGAAGCTGATGATCTTATAGCTAAAGCTGCAACTAAGTATGGACCTAATACTGTCGTAGCTTCTGTTGATAAGGACATGCTACAGATACCTTGCTGGCATTATAACTTTGGCAGGGATGAATGGTCACAGGTAGATGAGTGGGGAGGCTCTAAGTTCTTCTATACTCAGATACTAACTGGTGATGCAGCAGACAACATAAAAGGGATCAAAGGTGTTGGCCCTGTTAAAGCTGGTAAGTTGCTTAAGGATTGTACGACAGAAGAGGAACTGTGGTACGCTTGCTTAGAGGCTTATGATGGTGACTATGACCGTGTAGTAGAAAATGCTAGGTTGTTATGGCTAAGGAGAAGAGAGGAAGAGTTATGGGAGCCTCCAACAGTAAGAGACGGAGACACGCAATAAAGAATGGATACCGCTCTGGCTTGGAAGAGGATATATCTAAAGACTTGACTGAACGGGGTGTAGACTTTGAGTATGAGAAGCTAAAGGTAAGATGGCAACTCTTAGAATATAAGACCTACACCCCTGACTTTAAGTTACCTAACGGTATTATCATTGAGAGTAAGGGCAGGTTTGTTGCAGCGGATCGTAAGAAGCACCTTAAGATTAAGGATCAACACCCGTTCCTAGATATTAGGTTTGTCTTCTCTAACTCTAGGGCTAAGTTAAACAAAGGTGCAAAGAGTACTTATGGGGATTGGTGTGACAAGCACGGGTTCTTATATGCAGATAAAAGGATACCCGACGAATGGTTGTTGAAAACATAGCTACCTTTAAGGTACACAGAGTAAAGGATGGTCCCTACCAAGACGAAGAGGATGGTATGTGGTGGTTGTTATGCTGGGTAGAAGATTGTGACCCAGAAGACCCAGATGCTGCTATGTTTGATGAGGAAGTTCCATTCTCTACATTCACTAACGCATACAACTTCAAGAAACACTTTGAAAGTTCTATTGATCCTATCTTAATAGAATTTCGTACTGGAATGGCGGTGAAGTATGACGGGTAAAACAGCTATTGTCTTCTCTTGCGCTCATGTAGACCCATCAGTAGGAAATGAGAGGTTTGATTGGCTAGGGGAACTTATCTATGAGGTCAACCCACACTACATCATTGACTTAGGTGATGGTGCAGATATG